ATGAAGCAATGGCGAGATGATATTAAACGGTTCTTTGCAACTTACTTCATGATTAATTACGAAACAGGAATGCTTGAATGGATTGATGGTGGAGAGGTTAAGACAAGAGATGACGCTTACGGTAATCCAATGATTCGTTATGGCACTCGTGATTATTATGTGAAATATGTCATCTGGTTTTTGCATCATGAAGTTCAGGCAACTAAAAAAATTATCTTCAGGGATGGTAATAAAAGAAATTGCCACCCAAACAATTTACTACTGGAGATTTAATGCTACCTAGGTACAAATTTTATAAACTGGCATCACATCTAATCAGACAAGATACCCGCTCAAAAGAATATGAAGATGTTACGCTTGACCGTAACAAGAAAAGACTAAAGCCACATCAAATTGAGCAGTTACGCTATGAATTAAAGTCACTGGGTATCGAGCTTGATTATAGTGACCCGACTCAATTTAAGCGGGCTTATGAACTCATTAAGAATTGGGGGAAGAATGAAGAAAGTATTCACCCTCAAACTTAAAACAGACAAAGCCTTCAAATATTTTTGAAATCTAATTGATGTACATAATGGATGGGGTGACATTGATAATGATGACATCTATCTGATTATGCAATCCCCATCTTTCACGTTAAAAACCTCAGTAACAAAAAGCTGGTTTAGCCAATTTCATAGTGAGATGGGGTTAATAGTCTCAGACTAAAGGCAAAAAACGGTTTTACCCACTCTCAGACGCTCTCAATCGCATTCTAACGCAAAAAACTATCTTATTTTAGGGTATGTGGTACACCCCTACAGGCTACCCCTGAAAAAGACTGTTTAGCTCGTTACAGAGCGATTGAGGAGGTCTGGTAAAAAGGAGATTTTAAGAAATGAACAATCACCCAATGCAAATTTTCGTTGATAACGACACCGCTATGATGGTGCAAAGCTTCACTGATTCCGGTGTATCAATTGACTTTGACAGGCTGTTAAGGCTAATGGCTGATAACTCAGAAACAATTGAAGATTTTATTCAGTCGGTGGAGTTTAACGAGCCTCGAATGATGCTACCAATTAAAGACAGCAACATGAAAAGATTGGTTATCGAGCAAACGAACAAATACAGCATTAGCCCTGAAAGATATCTCAAGGCAGCTATAGCAATTTTGTACGCTGACAATATTTTGGTGACGGATTCGAAGGTGGTGCATTAATGGAATTGGTGATTATCTGTTTTGTATTGATTGGTATGATTGCAGGTGCATCTATTAAAGTATAAATGTTACCAATCTGTTAAAAAGCTGTTGACAAATAACCTTGAGCATGACATAATTGTATATATGAGGATAGTCTTCTATCCGAAGTCTATAGGGAGAGCAATTCTCCTTGAATTAAAATATTAATCGTCTCTACATCGATGATAACTATATTCTGAGTTGGAAAGGTGCAATGCTTTTCGTCATGACCTTTCAGTTTAGTCTGAGAGGTCATCTCAAAAAGTGCTTAATCATTCATTATTGAACCCTTACAGCTTTGCCCTAACTCATGATTAGGGCTTTCTTTAAGAGTTTTTAAACAGAGCTTTTAAAGAAAGTTTTTCCTGAAACTTCGTTAACGTTATAAAGCAAGCCTTCAAAGCCCTTCACAGAAACGTTTAGGGCTTTTCTTAATAGAGCATCTTTAATAAATCGTTAAGTCATCTTCTAAGTGTATTGGCGTTGAAGGTGCTCTATTAAGAAATAACCACACACTTAGAGGAAATGAAACAATGGCAAACGATATTTACATTAATAACAAAGTGATTGATAGCTTCGGTGACTGGTCCCCACAGACTGAGCATCCGCTACATATTATCCAGCGCAAAGAACACGATGAAAGAATTAAGCTTGAGCAAGAGTTAAAGATGTCACCAAAGGAAATTACCTTTGTGTCTCCTGAGCCTCAAGAAATGCCTGATGTATGCAAAACTGAAGCATTACTTGAGCTTGAGCGTGAATATTACCCAGCTTTAAAATCACAGCGTCTTAGACTTGATGACGCTTACAGCAAAGTTACCTTGATGCAATCAGCTATTGAACCATCAGAATTTGAGATTCAGGATGAATTGTCCCAGAAACCATTTGTTTACTTCACATACGAAGACAATGATGGTTTTGGTACTTTTCCTGAGAATATCCCAGACGTGATTAATAATCTTCCTGATGGATATCGAATTGTGAAGATGGTTAAAGCTTCAAGAGGTGCTGGTCAGTTTATTTTCATGACCGATAAAAGCGATGAAGAACTCTGTGAAATTGCCAGACAGAACATCTTGGCATCACGTAACAAGCAACTTGATAGTGCTAAGTTGTATCTATCAAGAGAGCTTCAGACTATGAAAGCGCTTATTAGTGACTATGAAACGCAGAAAAAGATTGCTATGCAGGCTGATATTGAGCAGCTTACGAAGATTTCTCAGAAATATGCAAAGGCACTTTGATTAATAATTAAAAGGTGGTGATTAATGTTTGAAGAACGTTTAGAGACTATTCGGTCTGTTTGTGAAAACTTAAAGTTACAAACTAAGCCAGCCTTAAGAATTAAAACCAAACATCAAATTATCACCTCACGCAAACCAAAAACACGCAAGATTCCAAAGTGGTGTATCGACCGTATCCCTTCTGATGCTCAAATTATAGGTGAAACGGAACTACATTATCTTGTCAGGCATTAAAAAAGATTGGTTGGGTAAAAATCTACGGGAGAGATTATCGAGTGACATCGGTAGCTCTCCCTTTTTTGTATATGAGATAGTCTTCTATCGAATCCTATGTGCTACGTGAAATCTGTAAAGCTAATACCCACACTGAAAAATAGAATTTACGTACAACACGCTTAAAGAGGTGGAATATAAACAATGGCACAGTTTAAAGTTGATGATTTTTTGATTGAGCTAAATTTTAGCTCTCAGCGAGTTTTAAAAGGCTTGGAAAAAGCCGAGAAACAAACGATGCAGGTAGCATCACGAATTGAGAAGCGATTGAATAAAGCTTTTAAAATTAATCCTACACCTTTAAATGACTCTCTCAAGGTCATGGAAAGGAATGTTGATAAAACTGTTTCCAAGATTGAGCAGCGTCTTAAAAACACTAAAGCGTTTAAGATTAAAACTGAGATTGAGGATACTTTAAAGCCACTTAGACAACCAAGACAGCCACGAATTATCGGCAACAGAGCAATCACAGCGGCTTATTCAGCTAATATGTCTAAGCTAAAAGGCTTCGACCCTATTTTGCAGAAATACATCAAATCTCAGTTTTACGGGCTATCTGCTAAAGCTGGGTCAATGGATAATTCTAAGTTTAATGAAGCCCTTGCTAAACTAAATTCAAGTGTACGAGAAGCAATTGCTAAAGCCAGAGGTCATACATCCACCAGCATTAATGGTGATAGAGCAGCTAGCAGCCTTGATAACCTGTCGTCGGCAGCAGTCAAAACAGCAGGTGCATTTATCAGCTTTCAGGCTGTACTATCCGCTTATCAGCGAGTAATGGAAGTTGGTTTACAGCGTGCATCATCGGAAAGAAGTATTGATTTCGTATTCGGTGACCAAAGTACACAGGTTAAAAAGTTCATTCAAGATTTAACTCAAATTACTGGTATGGACACAACCGAAACACAAGCGCAATTTGCTTCATTTGGTGCATCTGCAAAGAACACGATGGGTCTTGAAGGGTCAGAAGAGCTATTTAAAAACCTTACAGGTTACGCCCGTCTAATGGGTCGTTCAGATGAGCAGATTCAAAGAGCATTAACCGCAGTGTCACAGATGTCCTCTAAGGGTCAGGTGATGTCTGAGGAGCTGAAGGGGCAACTATCTGAAGCTTTACCGGGTGCTACTCAGGCATTTGCAAAGGCTTTAGGTCTGACTGAAAAACAGCTTTTCGATAAGATGAAAAATGGTGATGTTAAAGCCTCTGATGCACTCCCTAAGTTTGCTAAAGAACTTGGTTCACAGATTAATTCAAGAGGTGGCTGGAAAGCAATTCAGGATTCTACGCAGACGATGTTAGGAAACTTGAAGAATACTTGGAACAACTCACTAACGGATATTTTCAAAGGTTCTGAAGATGGTTTACAGGACTTCACAAGAAGCTTGACCAATCTTCTAAACGCTCTTGGTGGAACTGGTAAAACATTAGGTGAAAGTTTTGGTAGCTTGATGAGCGATATGTCACACGGTGTCGATAACCTGACTGATATTAGTTACAGGGTAAGGGCGTTCTTTGACGAGGTGACATTGGCTTATCGTTCACTAAATGACACTCAGAGGAAAATTGTTGATGGTTTATCTGATGGGTTAATTGATGGCTTGAAGATGCTTGCCGTAGCTGTTACTGCTCAAAAGGCTGCAAATGTAGCTGGAGGCTTGTTAAACCTTGCAAATGCTGTTACTTCATTCGGTGACGCTGTTAATAAAGCTAAAGCTGGTAAAGTTGGTTCTTCAGGTGGTGCGCTAAGTAAAGTCGGTAGAGTTGTCCTTTATGCTGAGTTGGTAAACTTTGCTCTTGATAATTTAAACCCTGAAGCAGCTAAGAATCCGAATTTACATCAATCAGGTATTGGCACAGAAACAAACTTCAACCCTGAATACAAAGGTGATTCATCTAAGCCAAATCAAGTTAATGATGGATGGGCTAAGATTGGTGGTTCTATCGCTGACTGGTTTAATGGTGCAGCTAATAAAATTGCTAACTTCCAAGAACCGATGAATAACTTCGTAAATAACACACAATCAACTCCACCAGCTATTACAGGTGACATGGTTAATAGTAATGCTCAACTTGCAATGACTATTAGTGAGCTATCACGCAAGGTAGACGCTTTAACAGTAGAAGCTAAGAAGCCCTTGTCAGTTAATATCAAAGGTGAAGCAACTGTTAGACCGGATGAACCAGCTTTCTTTAATTTCAATCAATCAGTTAATGACCAGTTCACGCAGGATATGCTCTTAAGTTCAAGCTATCCAGAGGAAGAATAATAATAGCCGAATGCTACGTGAAATCTCCTGAACAGATATACCCACTAAAAATTAGTTTTTACGTAGCTCACGCTTAACAGAGAAAATACTTATATATCAAAGGCTTAGCTAAAAATGATTAAAATATACTAAGTCTTTGAAATCAAAGGAGAATTTAATGATTTACACTAATCAGCTTCGTTACACTGGCAAAGATGGCGTTTACTTTCATCTACAAGGCCAACCAGATAATTTCTTGTCACTATCAGCAACTGAAAACATGGAATTTGATAGCCCTATGATGGTTACCACTCAAAATATGCAATCAGGGCAAACCGTCACAGATAATGTTCAAAGAGCACCCAGAACAATCACTATTAGTGGTGTCGTTGTGGTTGGTGAATCCGGTAGTATCCTTATCTCAAGAGATACTAAGCTGGTGGAAAACTTCATCGACACTCTAGAAAGCTGGCGTGACCAGAAACAAATTATTTCTGTCATCTGTCGAGACGGTATCAAAATTGACGATTCCATTATTACGAGTTTTAAAGCCTCTAAAGATGTTGGTATTTCAAATGGTCTAAGAATCCAGTTAACTTTTCAGGAAATTAACTTCAAAGCCATTGTGGGTCAGACTGATATTTCGGCTGCGACAGGAAAAACCGCTACCACAAATGATGGAGGCACAACCTCTAAGAAGAATGCGGGTAACGTGACTACTGAACGCAATAACGCACCTATGCTGATGTGTCAGGAACTGTACAGTTACTCAGCATCTGAGCTATCTGATGAAGCATTAAAAGCCCGTAGTAATTGCTCTAAAAATGTCACGGTGAAAGATGGTGTAAGCACCTTCACAGACTCAGCTAATTCAGGTGCTGCAAAGGTACTCAAGTCGGGTAATGCTCTACGGAAGTTTTCTGTTAATCCTAACAAGCGCTACTGACGATAGAAGCTCAACTATATGATAACCTCATCAACATCTATTAAACCCCTCTCAGTGACTTCAGAAAGCGACTGTATAGCCTCTGTAACATTCTCTGAGGGGTCTTCTGTTATAGGTAAGTCAATTACCTTACCATTGTGAAAAGTCACTTTACAGCGACGTTTAGCAGTATTTAAAACGACCTCTTTAACAGCACTTTTGATTATCAGTTGTGCTTCAATCCTTCCCGCCTTTGTACTCAAGTCACAATCGGACAAAGAGCCTGTATCGATAGACTTAAGCCGCTGTGTCTCCTTCTCGATATCAGCATCAACCTGTGATAACTCATTCTTTAGTTGTTTTAGCTTGTTGGTAATAGCGTTCAGGTCTTCAATTTCAAGTGATAGCTGTACCAGCTTCTCAATATTGCTTGAGATGTGTTCACGGTGTAGCTTCAGTGTGTCTATGGTATTCGTCATATCGCTATCAAATCGGTCAAGACGAGATAGCAGGGTAAGCAATGTACCATCGGTTTGCTTACGTGACAGCCCTTTAGCACTACAACGGTTTTCATTACGAAGAGGACAACGATAAATCCCGTTTCTTGTATCGCTAAAGCCTGTGATAATCAGAGCATGACCACATTCAGAACAACGGATAACACCTTTAAAGAGATTCACACTCAATGGTTTAGCTGAAACAGGTTTTCGACCGTAACGAGAATGTGATAGTTGCTGGACTTTGTAGAATGTTGTCTCATCAATTACAGACGGGTAATAACCTGCAATCTCTTCACAGCCTTTCGGGGTAAAGTATCCAATTACAGAGCGATTCTTCAAAAGGTCTTGAACAGATGTTTGACCAAACTTACCCGGCTTGTATTGGTTCATCGACCGATGAACTTCAGCATTAAGAGTTCTGACAATCTCCCAGATAGACTTACCCTCTAACCGTAGCTGAAAGCACCTCTTCACAGTCTCCACTTTATCAGGTATCACAGAGAAGCTTTTACGGTCATCATTCAGCCTTAACCATGCAGGACAACGTTTAGAAACTTTGATACCAGCTTTAGCAGCTTCTTTCTTTGCATCCCATGCAGCTTGTATACGTTCAGATTTACGCAGACTCTCTTCATGCGACCGCTGCATTATCAAAATGCTTTTAATCAGAGCTAGCGGGTCTCTAAGAGATTCCCTTGTGTAATGTTCACCATCGGACAGGGTGACCACATCTACACCAGAACGCAGGATGTTTCTTAATAGCTCCGAAGCAATATCTATGTCTTGACGTGACAAACGGTCTAAACTCTCGATTAATAATGTATCACCAGCTTTAACAAGCCCTTTCTCGATAGCGGTTAAGAAGTCACCTAAGCCACCTTTCAAGTGCTTACCAGTGAACCCACTCACCCCCAAATCACGAAAAGATAAATCTTGGTCAAGGTAGTACTCAGGATGAGCCTTAAGCCAATCAGTGACCATCTTAGATTGTCTGCGGAGTGAGTCGCCTTTAGCTTGCTTCTCTGATGAGAAACGAATGTATGAAATGACACGTTTCATTGTTTACCACCTCAAAACTGATACCTAGATTGTATCGCTTTAGGTAGTGTATTTAAACGTGTCTAATAAAAATCACCCGATTAACGCCGCGCTGATGTAAACCGCGATTAAGCGTTTGTTCCTCTTCCCCTTTGGCGAAAAACTGTGGATGGCGGACTTCCACACCATAATTAAATTCGCCAGGGAGAGAATCGAGAAAATGCCAAAGCGCAGGCAGCTCCCGTGGGCCGAATGTGGCAGGCAGTTGCAGCCAGTATTGCCCAATGCGCGGAGCCAACGGTGACATGCGGGTCAAAAATTCAGTCACTAAATCATCGCAATGTCGTAATGCTGCCTGATGCGAAATGGTCGCCGGAAACTTAAAACAGAAGCGGAAGTCATCTGTGGTCTGTTCACGCCAGCGCAGGACAACCTCGGGTTTCGGCAGGGCGTAAAGCGTGGTGTTGCCCTCCACGCAGTTAATGTGACGGCAACTACCACTAAAACAACTGATATTTAAAGATATTATTTCAGAGTCTGGCTCTATGGGGCATGTATGGGACACTCTCCGTCAACTGCTTATTGAGTAGTTCTATTTGCCCGATATTGTTATCTTTCATCCATGCTCCGTAAACGTTGAATACCATTTGTGCATTTGCATGGCCCATTTGGTTTGCTATGAAGCTTGGATTCGCTCCTGCCGATAATGCCCAGCAGGCATAAGTATGCCTGGACTGATAGGCTTTTCTGTGCCGCAGTCCTGCTCGCCTTAATGCAGATGCCCAGGAATCTCTGATGGAATCTGCTTTATAGTGGTGACCGACTTGCTGGCATTTTTTTACCAGTTGCGGATTAAAAACAAACGTGCATTCATGGCGTGCGGTGCGACCGAACTCCCGAAGCTTGACGTCAATTTGATACTGAGGGCCAAGTCTTGTCATTTCAGCCTGGCTTTTCAGGGCATCAACAGCTGGTTGAACAAGATGAATAACACGATCAGTTCCCGCTTCTGTTTTTGGTAGAGTGAACTCCCCGAGTTTTGTATAATTACGACGGATAGTCATTGTTTTAGCTTTTAAATCAATATCCTCCCAGGCGAGAGATATTAGCTCACCGTGACGAATGCCTGTGTATACTGCTAAGGACCACAGGTTTTTTGTTTGTTGATGGTGACAGGCATCAATAAAACGAATAAATTCGTCACGTGTGAGCGGATCTGGTTCTGTTCTGGATCTCTTTAATGGTGTCAGGCCGTTAAATGGGTTTGACACGATATAGCCGTTATCAGCCGCAAATTGAAACATTCCTGCAATTGTCGTCATGTAGTAATTAACCGTAACTACTGACCTCCCTTTAATCGGCGTTGTTTTTCCGTTAGAAAGATTATGATACCCGGTCAATAAATCTTTCCTGATAAACAGTAAATCTTCCTTTGTTACCGACGAAGCAAGACGTTTTTCCCCTATGCGAGGAAGCATGTTTCTCACCACGGATTGATACCGACTGAATGCATTACTTCCTATCTCAATTTTCTTAAGGTCCAACCATTTTTCCGAAAGTGCCTTAACGGTTATCTCTCTTTTTCCCAGACCAAAGTGTTTCAGGTTAGGGGAATTAGGGAACTGCGCGGCGTAGTCGAAACTCCCCATTCTGATTGCAAAACAAACAGAAGTGCGAAGCTCACCAGCGATCTTCCGGTTTTTGGCGGTGTCAGGAACACCGAGGTTTTCTCTGACACGTTTGCCATTATAGTGAAACCATATACGGAGTGATCCTCCATGGTTTTCAACGCCTGTCGGGTATGATGCGTTACTCATAAAACCTCCCAGACGTCCAGGAGCATTAACAGGTTAACCGGAACTTGCATTTTTGGCACCTGGTTGTTTCTGGTTTTCGATCCATCGCATAATTTCTTCGATGTTGTACAGGCATTCACTGTAATGCCCCGGATCACCTTCTACAGCGTAATGGCGGTATTCTTTTCCCTGCATCCATGACTTTCTTCTGGCTCGCTCGATGGTGCCAGGCTTTAGCCCTGTTGATGCAATGAGGACTCTCTCCGTACACCATTTGCTGGGGGTTATCTGATAGATGATTGTCTGCATGCCAACCTCATAAAACTTTCATCCACGGCAGTGGCACCACACTTCAAACATTCGCTTCACATCTTCTGTACAACACGGTGTTGTTTATGCAGCGAACAATTTTTACCGGGTAACCGGCACTGTCGGTATACAGTTGTCCCTGATTAATCAGAGCGAACATTTTTTCTCCTGCTCTCTGAATAGTGAGAACTTCAGAGCCGTATGTTTGTAGCGGGTTCAATACTGATAATTTCTGCTGAGATAAGCATCCCGGCAAGCCAGAGTTCCCCGGACAGGTCTTCATCCTGGCATATCAGTTCGCCAATATTAATGGTGGCCATGATATCCGTTTTCCCTGTGCGCTCATCCAGGACTTCTTCATAAGGCAGCGTTGCGTACAGGCTTTCAATAGCGCAATTGATAACATCCAGTCCGGTCAGATTGCCGCCGACAGTAACTTCGAATGTTTCGCGGTATTCCCATAGTCCGAAAGTTAATCGAACGGTTTGTTTTGCCATGCGTCCGCACGACGTCAGATTCGGGTCATAGTTCATTATTTGCGGTTGAGTATTCTGGTTGTTCATCTGATTTTCCATTAACCCGGCGGTTTGCCGGGCGTGTAAGTTATTTAATCTGGATAAATGGTGTATTGGCACCACTGGTCATGTATTGCGGCAGTGTACCGTTCCACTTGTTGATGGCTTCCAGCTCCATGACGCCAGGGTTCTGGCGCAGAGCTTCGCCGCGTAAACGAATGGCATCGGCTTCTGCCAGGGCTTTTGTTCGAATGGCATCAGCCTGTCCGGCAGCTTCTGCACGCAGCATGTTGGCCTCCGCTTCACGTTGCTTGACTTCCTGTTCGCGCTGCAGGGTTTTCTGGTTTGCCGTGACTTTGGCGTTAATGCTGTCGATAACGGTTGGCGGGTATTCCGGTTTACCTACATAAGAGAGGCTCATTACCTGAACGCCGATGGGGGTCATCTCTTCCTGAATGTCTTTAAGTGCGGCATCCAGTAGTTCAGACTTGCCGCCGTCGATAAATTTGTCGGTGGTCATTTTGCTGGCCAGTCGATTGAGTGCGTCGGCGATCTTCTGGCGCAGGTCAGTGGCGGTAATGTCATCCACGCCTTTGCGGTAGGTCTGAAACACCGTGGTAACTTTGGATGGATCAACTTTGTAGGCAACACCGATGTGATAGCCGATGGTTGTGCCGTCACTCATCTGGAAGCTGAACGGCTCATCGTAGGTCTTCATTTGTTTGAAGGTTGGGAAGATGTAAACTTCAGTATTCCAGCCAGTCCAGTAGCGACCAACACCGACCACCTCACCGACGCCTTTATCGTCGCCCAGTTTATTTACTTTGATGCCAACATTACCGGGTTCAACGCGATCGCAGCCGACAAGGCCAATGATCGGCAGAACAATGGCTAAAGCAAAAATAATTTTTTTCATTTTTTATCCTTAGTGAAAGAAAGACCCTTGTAAATGGCATAAATGCAGGGCGGGGTCAGAAACGCCAGTGCAAAGCCAGAAGTAACTGCTATCGTATCCTTCATGGATATAAGGAACGGAACGAGTAATCCGTAAATGCATGCGATAATTGCCAGTAAAATTACTATTGTGAAATACAGTCTCATTGGTATGTGGTATCCCGATATTTTTAACTGACAGACAGCGCAATAAAGAGAATAATGATTTCTGTTATTGTCAGTACTGTGGCAAGGATTAAAAGCAGTTTTACTCTGCTTAATTCACGGTTGTTTTTCATATAAATGGTTAGTAAAAAACGGAAGAATTATATTCTTCTTAATATTTAATGTGTCACTGGCCTTCTGGCATACCATGAGTATTCAGGTCGTTAATCATTTCATCCAGAAGGAGTTCAAGCCCTTCTCGCCCCATGTCTGAAACAATGAAACCTTTATCTGGGTATGTAATGAGCATTTTCTGATAAAGAAACAGCGCTCTACCCATTCCTTCTGCCTTGCCGTATTTTTGAATTAAATTCCATTCAATATACTGCTGTAAGGCAAACCGAATGGGGCCGGGATATATCGTCATAACCCCATGCTTCCCGTTATATATTACGGCGCGATCTGTTGTTCCGTGTTCGTTTGGGATATCAATAGTGCCATTCTTGTTTTCTTCTTCGTTGATGAATGTCGTCACGTACAACCAGCGCCACTGGGCTACCTTCATCTCAACAGGGAGTTTACCCAGTAATCCTGCATTGTCGGCTTGTGCGAGGCATTGAAGGATTTGCAAACCTTTCACATTAGGATGATCGAATTCACCTGCATCCAGACGGCGGATTGCGTCGTGATAATCAATAGTCATACTGCCAGTTCGTATACCTGTGGCTGTTGCTTCAGCCTGGAATTCAGCGTATTGCATGATATTTACTCCTCATCTTCATCTGCTGGTGCAATAACGTCATATCCTGCCTTTTCTGCAATAAACAGGAATGTTGAAAGACTTCCTACAAGTTCATCGTCATGAACATGACGAATTAATATTACTTTCCCGTTTTTGATGGTCAGCAATACTCTGGTTTGCTCGTGTTCTGCTGTTTTCTGATGCATTATTATCTCCCATATGCTTTACGCAGAAACAAGCAGGCAATATGCATGTAATTTTTCCCGTGCTGTGCAATAAGGCAGGCTGTTTTGTGTGATGCCTTATGTTTTATAAAGGTCATATAAAACCTCCTGTGGATTAAGGGTGTGATAATCCCCGGCGATTAAGCCGTAATATATTATCCGGAGATGACTTGTTCTATTTAACTGGTTAGTTCTTTTTCAGCAGCTGCTTCAGCATAGCAACGTGCAAATTCAAGAACTTCATCACCTGTTCTTTTTATTGCGTCGTTGTCTGACATTTGTAATACAACAACTGCGCATAATAAATTATGGATATTGTTTGCAAAGGAATCCGGTGCCAGGCATAAGCCTTCATACTTATCATGGATATTGCCAGTCATTGTTGTTACTCCTTTGCTTCTGATTTGCCTGTTAACAACCACATCAGGTCACAATTAAGAGCACTGGCCAGTGGTACTATCTGATCAGCAGGAACTTCATGGATGCCGCATTCCCAGTCATTTATGGGGTCGCTATAGGTATTAATCATGCGGGCAAGATCAGATTCGGTTAATCCCAGTTTTTTACGTGCGCTTTTGATGCGTGTGCCAATACTTTCCATATGGGCTTCAGGAGCATTTACGCGCACAGGTACTGCGGTATTGTTTTCACTCAGCAGAGAAAGCGGATCGCATCCCAGGACGTTTGCCAGGGGGATAAGCATGCTGATGGTTGGCTCGAACTCTCCACTCTCCCATTGCAGAATAATCTCTTCGTCAAGATCGAGTAGTCTGGCTAGTTCGGTGGTCGTCAAACCGCAGGCTTCACGTTGGGCACGGATTTTTCCAAAAAAGTGACCATGCGAAACCATAGCTTTTGCCTCACATAGTTTTTCTGCAAAAATTGATGCAGTTTCTTCTGTTTTTTGCAGGGAACGCATCAGGCATCTGATTGCATTATAAACCCTCTCACTTTCTGCTCCGTTTTCTGACATGTAGGAATAGATCATTCCAAGCAGCGAGCCGCTTTCTTGTATTTGTGCTGCAATTTCATCCATCACCTTAACTGCATGCTTCATATGAGCCTCCTGTTGTTTTAATTTTACAATAGCTAAAGCGTTTGGTTATGTCAATCGCTATAGCTATGCATTTTGGGCAGCAAAGAACAGATTATGAGAGAAATGAGACGATACGTAGGGAGTTGAGATACAGGAAAGTAGAGCAGCTGCGCAATACAGCTGCCGGTGATGTTGACTTATCCGACCCTGTTATACTGGATTGACTGATGAATGAGAACTTTCCCCATTATGAATAGATGTTCTTCAGCTGATTCACTTATAAACCATTCCTTGTAGGCCGGATTGTCTGATATAACAGCAAGTTGCATCCCTTGCATTTGCAGGCGTTTGATATGGAAGGTGTGCCCAAAAATAAAAATATAGATACCGTCAGTTTCAAAATTTCTGACGGATACGTCGACAAACACCTGATCTCCTGCACACAGAGTAGGAGCCATGCTGTCGCCATCAACTGTTATCATCTTTATGATATTTGCTGGCCTGCTACAGAACAGACGTCTTGCGGCGTCATGTGAAAATTCTATAGCATGGACCGTTTCTGCAAAATCTGAAACAAGGAATGTTCCTGGTCCCGCGCTGGCAGCGATATCCAGGACTTCCACACGAAAAATATCCTTATCATTTTCCAGCGGGGAATATGATTCCTGTGGTGTCGGATTGCAGGATGTGCTTTCTTCTGGGGTCATAGGACCAACACCGTACGATAGCCACTCGGGGCGCACGTTCAGGGTATTGGCTATCTCCACAACTTTCCTGGAGCCTGTGGCACCATTAACCAGTTTATTTACGCTCGATTGAGCCATGCCAACCTCTCTGGCCAGTTTTCCCTGCGAGTATCCGCGGATAGTCATAGCTAACTGTAGCCTGTCTGAAAAGCTCATAAGTCCTCCTTTTTCTGCCCTTTTAGTGTATCGCCTTAGCGATATATACACAAACCGCTTTTCCGTACATTGCAATCGCTTTAATCAATCGCTATAGTGAATGAAATCAGGTTGGAGGTCGATATGAAAAATGAAGGTATAGCCAAGGCTGTAGATATTGCGGGAAGCCAGATTGCTCTGGCTAGGCGTTGTGGTCGCGCGCAGTCAACAATTTGCGACTGGCTGAATGGGAAGAAAAAAATTTCTCCTGAATTTGTTCCGTCTCTGGTTAAGGCGGTCGATGGGAAAGTCCAGGCGTATGAATTTCGTCCTGATCTACCGGAGCTTTTCCCACACCCAAGTTTAGCGCACACAGAAGATGGAGTGTGCGAAGGAGATAAACAGTGAATACAACAATTTTTACCGATAAAGCATCCATGACCAGTATTGAGATAGCTGAGCTGGTGGGAAGCAGACCAGATAGTGTTAAGAGAACTATTGAAACACTGGCTAAAAAGGGAATCATCCAATTTCCACAGTCTGTGGAAATTGAGAATAAACAATCACTTGGCCCTCGCCGATTTTCTAGCGCGTATGTATTCGAAGGTGAACGAGGCAAACGCGACAGCATCATTGTTGTCGCACAGCTTTGCCCTGAATTCACCGCCCGTCTGGTAGACCGCTGGCGCGAACTGGAAGAACAAATCCGCAAACCAATGAGCCAGATCGAAATGGTTGCTGCAATGGCGCTTGAAGCTGTTCGCCAACAAAGACGTCTTGAGCAGGTGGAAGAGAAAGTCACCCACGTTACTGAAACTGTCGAACAAATCAAAAGAGGCGCCATACGCGATGGTTATGCAGGCTATCGTCAGCTGGCGGCGAAAACGGGTATGTCAGATGCGAAATGCCGCAATCTGGTGAACGCATATCAGATCCCTACCGACCCCCATGAGTTCATGAGGCCGGATGGATTGTTGTCTCGTCGCGCAATTGTTGCTGTGGAACCGTTTATGGCTGCTTTTTATCGGGTTATGGAGGAAGCAGAACCGCGAGGGACTTGCTGGTATTACCCGAAAATGGGGGTATTTCAGGTTATTGGTTGGCAGAAATAAGAAAGGCCGGCAGAGAAAACCGGCCAGTCGGGTTTATCGTCGGAGATATTACGTGAAAAACAATATCAAAGTTTTCGATTTTAAATCAAGCACTGGTGAATTGTTGTCATCAGTTCGTAGTGTGGTCATTGATTCAACACCATGGTTTTTTGCCGTGGATATATGTAACGCGCTGGGGCTGACAAATACTGCTATCTCCCTTCAGTCCATCGATGATGAAGATAAAACCGAATATAAGGATTACTTAGGTTCGGGACGTAAGCCTTTGCTGGTCAATGAATCCGGGCTCTATGCGCTGATTATCAAAAGTCGAAAAAAACAGGCAAGACGTTTTAAACGGTGGATTACATCGGAGGTAATTCCGTCAATTCGTAAAACGGGGAATTACAGTCTTACCACAATGACATCCCTACCAGATTTTAGCGATCCGGCTGCTGCTGCCCGTGCCTGGGCGGATGAATATGAGGCTAAAAACAGAGCAATTAGTTACGTTCATCGTCAGGCCCAATACATCGAACATCTGGAAAATTTATTCCAGCCTGGCATGACACCGGTTCAGTTCTGCAAGCAACTTAATGGAGTAAATGTTCAGCGTATCACAGCATTTCTGGAGGCTCACAACTGGCTTTATGACGAGCGTCCTGAATCGCGAAGCCCCGCATGGCGTGTAAAGGCATATGCCCGAGATCTGTATCTGACCGAACGTCACCACTATATCGATTCAGGTTATGAAGAAGGGTTTTATTCGTATACACCAGTTCTTCTCCAGAAAGGGGCGGTCTGGATTTATCGCCAGTATCTTAGAGGTGCATTACCCATGAAGAGAAACTGGAATGGCGAATTCACCCACGATAAAGAACTGGCGGGTGCTGCATGATTGTTCTCCAAAATATTGATTCCTCAATTTCGGGACGTTACACTGTTCAGGCACCTTATAAAGCGGGTGCCGGGCGTGGAAACCCGGAATTCACCAAAGCGCACAGCCGCGCTCTTGCGGTTTTTTTGTGTCATGAGCAGCATTACGCCCAAATTATGGTGGGGCGTGCAGGGCCAACTTCGGTTGGGCCGGGTTCTTTGGTGACCGGTATTTCCACCCCTGTACGTCTCACCACCAATAAGGTCGTGGAAAGCCTTGGTGGTGAGTTATTAAAAATCACCAAAGAGGCTGCCATCATGGCTACGATCCCAACCCTCACTCAACCTGAAATTGCCATCGTTGATGGTCAGGCTGTTACTTCATCCCTGGCTGTTGCCAACTTCTTCTCCAAACGTCATGACGATGTACTGAAAAAGATCCGCACGCTTGAATGTTCCGCATCACTCACTGCCCGCAATTTTTCGGTGAGTGATTACACTGATTGCACAGGCCGCAAACTACCTTGCTATCAAATCACCCGCGACGGTTTTGCGTTTCTTGCCATGGGCTTCACTGGTAAACGTGCAGCCAGGTTCAAAGAGGCATACATCAATGCCTTTAACCAGATGGAGAAGAGTTTATCAGGTGCCGATGCGTCTGATATGTCAGCTGTCGCACGAAACGCCAGAGGCGTATACCTGCATTTGCGTGAAATCCATCAAATCTGGACAAGCCAGCTTTATCCAATGCTTAAGGCTGTTGAATCTCCGCTGGCCAGCAAACTGTACGACCGTGTAGGTGATGCTGTTTTTGGTGCTGCACTTGTTGATTCCAGGCTGAATGGTTCTGACAAGGAGGTGCGTCTATGATCCGCTACCTGAATATTGATTCTGCCATTCCGGGACGTTACACTGTTCAGGCACCTTATAAAACGGGTGCCGGGATTGGCGTCCTAGAATTGCATACGGCGACAATTGGCGCGTTAGCGTCTTTTTTGTTGCTACAACTCAGCTATACCCAAATTATGGTGGGCTGGGTGGGGGCACCGAAAGGTGCGCCGGTTTCCGTATGCGCCGGTTACGCCAACCCTGCTCAGTTCACCACCAGCGAAATTGGCGTTTCCGGTGGTGGAAGTTATCCATTGCATACGGAGGCTGCCATCATGGCTACAGACCCAACTTCCCCATACCTGAAAATCGAAGTCGTCAACGGCAAGGCCGTTATTTTCTCCCTGCATGTTGCCTGCCATTTCAAGCGCATGCACCAGAACATCGTCGACAAAATCGAGTATCTGAACTGCTCGCGCGAATTTTTTACCCGCAATTTCATACCGGGTACTTATCACATCTATGGTGACTCCCTGCGTGGTTATTACATCACCTTTGATGGCCTGATGATGCTTCAGCTTGGGTTAAGTCTACGCACAATGCGGTACTACGAGAGCTGCATTGAAGCATTCCATGAGGCAGGGAACAGCCTGAATCTTACCGCTTTCCGCCGTAATCAGTGGGAGGCGCGTCCATGATTAGTTACGAAATTATTATTTCCACAACTGAATACAGAAACGATGTATCAGTTCGCACGGATGTATCTGTCTGGCACCGTCGCTATAAATCCAGAAAAACGGCAGAACTGAAAGCGGCAGAGATGTGTGAAACCATCTCAATGAAAGGTAGCCCGGTTAAATACGTAACTACGGCGGAGGTGCGTCCATGATCCGCCACATCGTTAATTTCCTGTATCACCGATACAACCATTGCCCCCGTGTGGGGCAGTGGTTCACCACCAGCAATGGACACGTTCTGCGGGTTTGCCTGGTCAATACAGAAAGCCAGAAGGTTGTCTGCCAGGTTCAGGGACGTACTCATACCCTGAGTTATCCGCTGGTGGCGTTTCAGTCCGGAAAAATGTTTAAGCGTCTGGGAGGTGCCGTATGAGTAGCAAAATCCTAGGTAATGTCTGGGATGCATGTGCAGCATATGGCATCAAAGGTGCAAAACTGATGATTATGGCGCGCTTGGCGGATTATTCGAATGATGACGGGGTGTGCTACCCAGGTGTTGAAACCATATGCCGACAGCTTGGGTTGGGAGAAAGTACAGTCAGAACGGCAATCTCCGAACTGGAGGCTGATGGCTGGCTGACGCGTCAGTCACGCCGCAAAGGTAACCGTAATACGTCCAATCTTTATCATCTGAATGCTGATCGGCTTGAGCTGCTTGCCAGAACAGAGCGGGATAAGGTTGCAGAACTGAAACAGCAGCGCAGACTTTCAGGATTACGTGACCCTTCAGATTCTGAACCTTCAAAATCTGAACCGTCAGAATCTGTATGTTCAGGTGTGTTTGACCCTTCAGATTCTGGCAAAAATACGCGTTTGACCCTTCAGAATCTGACCCCAGATCCACAAGGTTTAAAACATGAACCACCAGTAAATTCAAAACATGAACCGCAAGATATTGGCGCATCCGCTGACGCGTCTGCACCAGCGCGTTCTGCCAGACAGGAATATTCACCGGAATTTGAACAGGCCTGGCAGGAATATCCCAAACGTGCTGGTGGTAATTCCAAGTCAGCAGCCTTCAAAGCCTGGAAAGCCCGAATCAGGGAAGGTGTGACACCCGAAACCATGCTCAACGGTGTGAAACGCTATGCCGCCTGGGTGCGTGTCTCTGGAAATACCGGTACCCAGTTCGTGAAGCAGGCGTCGACGTTCTTTGGACCCGATCGTCATTTCGAGGAATCCTGGCAACAGCCAGCAGCCCCCGGAGGTGGGCGGGGCAAAAGCCTCCCGATCTCGGGATTCAGTGAACAGGACTACGGCTCAACGAACTTCAACTGGTGATTTTGTGGGGAGGGTGAAAATGACTAATTTCCTGAACAAACAACACATGCAACACGACAAAGCGCAGTTACTTAACCGCAAGGCAGACCTGGAAGAGGAGCTGGCATTTGTCCGTGGCGGAAAGCGTCCGTGGCGCTGTGAGCATTGGGTGCAAAGCACTGAGACGGTGTCCTGCGGGAAACACGGAAAATACACGCGCTATGTGCTGACGGGCCCGGATGTAAGGGGGAAAGCTGTCAAACGGGTGTCCGGTTGCCTGTCCTGCCTCAGTGAGGAGCTGGACCGCGTGTATGACGAATTACGCGCCCTGAAGGTTCGTGAATTACTCGATCAGGCCGGTATTGCCCGCCGGTTCCAGGACTGTGAGTTTGAGAATTATCAGGCGGTGAATACTGACGCACAGAAAAACCTTGAAGCCTGTCAGCGCTATGCCGCTTCCTGGAAGAAATGTCTCGCTGCAGGCACCAGCATGGTCATGATTGGCAATTGTGGTACCGGTAAAAATCACCTGGCTGTATCAATGGCAAAAAATATTATTCGCCACCACCAGGCAACCATAGAAATCACGGATGTAATGCGGCTTACCCGTGCGGTGAAAAATACCTGGCGCCACAACTCTGAGCGCACTGACGATGAAGTGATTAATCATTTTGCATCGCTGGATCTGCTTATCATCGATGAGGTTGGTGTGCAGTTCGGTACGCCTGCGGAGATAACCATCCTGCAGGAAATCATAAATGCGCGTTACGAAAGCATTTTACCGACAATTTTGATCAGCAACCTGACGTTTGAACAGCTTAAGGAATCCATTGGTGAACGGATTGTGGATCGCGTTACTGATGGTGGGCGTAACTGCCTGGTGTTTGGTTGGGAAAGCTACCGTGCGCATATCAGAGGTGTGGCAGCATGACAAACCCGACAAATCCGGCGTGGCGTAATTATGACCTGGAAGGAGCTGTCATCGGTGCGTTTTTTCTGCGTGGGGCTGATCCGGAAGTGATGGATATTCTGGCCACATTGTCGGCGGACGTTTTTTCTGCACGACAGTACCGGGATATTTACGCGGGAATTTGCAGACAGGCCCGTGTATCCGGCGTCATTGACCCCGTACTGCTGTGCAATGAGATGCCGGAACTTGCCCCGGTGATTACCGACACCGGACGCAAAACCTGGGTGAAGTCTTCACTGGAGCACTATGTCGCAGCGTTGCGGCGTAATGCCGCACTGCGCGATGCAGAAAAAACACTGACTGAAGCATTACAGAATTTACGTGATGCGTATACCTGTGAAGCAGCCGAGGATGCCCTGAAGGATGCGCAGAACATGATGGCCTCACTGTCGACCGGAAAGGGCGTCATTCAGCCGGTTCACATTGATGATGTCCTTCCGGAAGTGGTCGACCGTGTTGAATGCCGCAATCAGGGACTGGAGAAATCCAGGGCGTTGATGACCGGTATTGATGAACTGGACGCAAAAACGGGCGGTATGGAGCCAGGCGACCTGGTATTCATTGCGGCTCGTCCTTCGATGGGGAAAACCGAACTTGCGCTGGATATCATCGACAAGGTGACTGAGCAGGGGCATGGCGTGCTTCTGTTCACCATGGAGATGGCGAACATTCAGATTGGTGAACGTATGGTGTCTGCTGCCGGGGGAATGCCGGTATCCCGTCTTAAGTCTGTTGCCCGTTTTGAAGACGAAGACTGGGCGCGTTTCTCACAGGGCGTGGGACGAATGACGGGGCGTAATATCTGGATGGTGGACCAGGCAAACCTGACCATTGATGAGATATGTGCAACCACGAGGCACCACCGGATGAAACACCCGGAAACGGCGCTGGTGGTGGTCGATTACCTCGGCCTGATTAAAACCCGCAGCACGGGGCGTCACGACCTTGCTGTGGGGGAAATCTCAAAGGGACTAAAAAGCCTGGCAAAATCCGGCGGTTTTCCGCTGATTGCTCTGAGCCAGCTCTCCCGCGGTGTGGAATCCAGACCCAATAAACGCCCCATGAACTCGGACCTGAAAAACTCAGGGGAAATAGAGGCGGATGCAGACATCATTCTGATGCTTTACAGGGATGAGGTGTACAACCCGGAGACACAGGCGAGAGGCATAGCTGAAATCAACATCACGAAACAGCGTAATGGCACGCTGGGTACCATTTACCGGCGTTTTCATAACGGGCATTTTCTGCCTGTGGACCAGGAGAGTGCCCGGGTTCTTTCCACTCCCATGACGCCGGGCACTCCGCGCAGATACAGCAATAACCGCATGTCGGGTAGTAAAACGGAGCGTTTATTTTGAACAACAGAACAGCCACTGTTTCACCGGAACAACTTCGTCGCCAGGCGCAGGAGATGCTTCGTTGTGCTGAACAGATGGAAAAAATGAGCGTGGCAAAGGATACGCTCCGCAAGCAGCTTACTCCGGCGCTTCGTGATCTGCTGCAGGCAAAACACCGCACACAAAAGGCGGTGGATGAGCTGGTGGATTGCGTGGCGGAACTGGAAGGCAAGGTAAGCCAGTTTGAAACTCTGGTGAAGGAGTTTACTGCGTGATGGCTGAATTTTTTCTCCTGTGTTCATGCAATATCGTTCGCTGAGGTGACCGTGAGAGCATTGTTGACTCCTGAAATTGCCCCGCGAATGGGGATCGTACTGTTCAGACCAGGTTCAGAGCTGATGCCCCTGTTTATGCAGGGACGTGTCCTGCTGGAGCCTGAGCCGGAACGCTATTCATCTTTTGCCAGTGGTGCCGTTCCGGCGGCATCACAACCGTTAGCGGATGATCCTGCCGTTCGGGCCGTGTTCCGCAATGAGGCAGTTATTCGTCGTGCTGGTGGCGTGGAATGTCTTGAAAGCTGGTTACTTCGTGAAAAGGGCTGTCAGTGGCCTCATTCCGGATGGCACAGCGAGAACATGACCACAATGCGGCACGCGCCGGGCGCAATCCGTCTGTGCTGGCACTGCGATAACCAGCTGCGCGATCAGTTCACGGAACGGCTGGAAGCAATGGCAACGGATAACTGTGCCCGCTGGGTGTTGTCTGTTGTGCGCCGGGATCTCGGTTTTGATGACAGTCACGTTGTGACAATGCCGGAACTGTGCTGGTGGCTGGTTCGTAATGACCTGGCAGATGCCTTACCGGAAAGTGCAGCCCGTAAGGCACTGAGATTACCGAAGACTGTTGTGCCGTCTGTTACCCGGGAAAGTGACCTTGTGCCTTCGGTTCTCGCCACCAGCATCATCCGGGATAAAGCGAAAAAGGTGCTGGCGCTGAAAGTGGATCCGGAGTCGCCGGAGTCTTTTATGTTACGCCCCAAACGTCGTCGCTGGGTTAATGAAAAGTACACGCGCTGGGTTAAGACGCAGCCGTGTGCATGTTGTGGTAAGCCAGCCGACGATCCGCATCACCTGATTGGCCATGGTCAGGGTGGAATGGGTACAAAAGCGCATGACCTTTTTGTGTTGCCTTTGTGCAGAAAACACCATGACGAACTGCATGCGGATACCGTGGCATTTGAAGAGAAGTATGGTTCCCAACTGGAGCTGATATTTCGTTTTATCGATCGCGCGCTGGCGATTGGTGTGCTGTCCTGATTTTGTGGAGAAAGTTGATGCGTGATATGTATGAAGTGATGGATCGTTGGGGGGCTTGGGCTGCTTCAGACAATAGCGGAGTGGACTGGCAACCGGTAGCCGCTGGCTTCAAGGGGCTTTTACCTCATGGCAAAAAGTCCCGGATTCAGTGTGATGATGACGAAGGCATTATGATAGACAGTTGTGTGGCTCGGTTGCGTAAATATAGGCCTGAAGAATATGAGCTGATAATCGCACATTTTGTTATTGGGGTTTCGCTCCGTACAATTGCAAAGAAGCGGAAATGCTCAGATGGTACGATCAGAAAGGAATTGCAAACTGCTTTAGGTTTTATTGATGGTGTTCTGAGAATGGTTTAAGAGTGCTAACCCAAGCTTGGATTACTTCCCAAGCTTGGATAATGCAGATTTTTTACGCTTATTTAATGTTTTTCGTGTTTTTATTAACCCTTCAAAATCAATGACTTCCTTTACCCCTAGTAAAACAGGGATTAATGAGTATAGTGAAAAAACCAAAGCACAAACAACGAATTTACTTATAGTATGAATGTGCTGTTGAACAAAAGAGGACTCATTGCCAAGGCTAATCAATGCCACAAAAATTATTATCGAAATTTGTAGCGTAAGCATGAATAATGTTGCCCGGCTTTTTTCTTTAATAAGCCTTGTTAACCTTCTTTGTTCATTGCGAGATAAATCCTCAGCAACGTTTTTTTGGGTTTCAGATAACTTATGAAACAGGGTTGCGCTACTTGCAATTGGTAAGATGAGGATAGTTAATACGCCCCAAGGAATGGATGTTAAAATGATGTACTTATTGGCGATAAACCAGGCTGTAGACATAAGCAATACTACAACAACCAAGTGGAATGCTCTACTTGGTTGTTGGTAGGATATGCACTTAGCAGCCTCTCTATTCATCGGTCTCTTCTATTTCTCCATTGTTGATCAGAGCGACCATCCAATCATGCATTTGGCCATATAGTTCATGTTCATCAATTAAGCTATTGTAAGTTGTGAGTTTAACAGTATTCCATAAACGAATCTCTTTACCAGTTAAACGCGTCCCGCCAACCATTTCAACAACGACGTCATCATCCGGGTAGTGTCTGGTAGCGTCAACAAGATTTCTTAACATCCTTTCTCCTGAATCAGAAGTTTTCCTCTTGTATGTGATTTTCAGCGTTACTTCAAGATTAGCGTCATCAAGACAATCTTCAAGCTTGCTACTACGTAAGAAGCTTTCCCATTTCTCTGCTAACATAGCTTTAAGGAGTTCAGAGGCAGTTCCTGCGGGAACCCAGCCTGGGCTTTTGCTTCCTTGACTAAATTCGTTAACGGCAGTTACAGGGGCACCTATAGAAACTGATTTTACAGGTCGTTTTAGAACTTCCTCAATGATCTCTTCTTTGGGCTTATCGGAAACTTTTAAGATGTTTTCTGCGCCTAAGTAATTGCTTAAAGAGCCAAGTAACCATTTCAGATGTGTTTCAAGTTCTCTTGTTGTAAGAGATCTGGATTGCATTACTACGATGCTGTTACCAAATACACCGAAATAAAGAATTGAATCTATAAACTCACGCACAACCTGTTCCCTCTCTGTGCGTGCTTCTTCAGCTTCTTCAACAGTCATTTTAGAAAGTTCATCTGATGTTACGGATCTTATTTCATAAGATTCAGCATCATTTTTAAGCTGTATATAGCGTTGAGAATGGCCTGGTTCGAAGGCAACAAGCTGGCAAAACAGCATTCCCTGGAACTCTTCATGTTTATTAATTAATCGGAATAAGTCTTCCTCTCCTGGGTTGACCATTTCCTTGCGAGAATCTGCTTTAGTGTGTTTTTTGAGCAGTTCCATTAGCATCGACTGGAGCGTCTTTGACACACCTGACATTGTGACTTCTTTATAGATTATTTTTTTAGTTTTGATTTCACGCTTGCTCATCTTATTTTTCCATAAATACATAGGATTAAGCTGAATATACAAAAGCGCTAACGCGTACGCAAAAATTATTGTATCGTGTTAAGAGTGGTTACTTCGCCACACAGCTTAAACCCGCTGCGAGCGGGTTTTTTTATGGCTGAAATCTGTCCAGTACAGTAAACGCGCTGGCGGCGGTGCATACCGGTCTTTCAGCTTGCTGGCTTTTTCGACAAGAGTTATTGGTGTGTCACGTTAACCGGAAAAGGGAAAAAGACATGCTGAAACAGCAGGATATGACAGAAACTGCCAGAGTGGTGTTTAATGAATTAAGCGTCACCGAACCGGCGACAGTCGGGGAGATTGCGCAGAATACTTACCTTTCACGCGAA